TGGGTTCCCATATAATAAGCCTAAATCGGCAATCCTCGAAGAGGCCGGATGCGGATATGAGCTGACAGAAGCTATTGCTGCCAAGATAGCCGATATGGAGAGTGCTGGAAGGCGAGGGAATTCGCTTGGAATCTTCTTCACTGCCACTTTAAAGGATGAGCCTGTGAAAATCGGGAAGATCAAACCTCCGTCGTATTGGTGTGGTGATGATGGCGAACTCCTTCCTCCAAGTAGCATACCCCCAACAGACTTTGTTCGCGGTTTGGAGGAGACTTCCTTTGGAAAAATACGTGTATTCCAAGCAATAAACTTCGAAGGCCTATTTATTATTCGGAAGTATTTCCTCGGGTTGGTGGCGCTATTGCAGCGCTTCAACACGCTAAGCTGCATAGCCGTTGGGTTGAATTGCTTCAGCAAGGAGTGGCAGGACTTGTACCGCCACATGCGTCCACCTGATTTTTCTGACGGAGACGTTTTCAACCATATTTGTGGCGATTTCACCAACTATGACCAGCGAATTAGCAATTTCCTACTGGAGGCAGCATGGAGTGTTTTAATTGACCTCCTCAAAGAAAGCGCTGGATTTCGCGAGTCCGATGATAAGGGTGGACTGCTACGGTTGTGGTGGAGTATTGCTGATGGCATTAGTAACCCATTCACATGGTTTTTCGGAGACCTGGTCCAACTGAGTGGTACCAATCCCTCCGGACATCCTCTGACGGTCATTTTGAATGGCATAGTTAATTATTTTTATATGTTGTATGCCTTTCAGCAGATTTATCCTGATCGCGATTTCGATGACTTTGTGCGCATAATGACATATGGTGATGATAATATTTTGTCAGTTCACCCAAGTTGTGATGCATACAATCAAGTGACTATCACACGTGAATTAGCACAAATTGGGGTTATGTACACCGACTCTGAGAAGAAAGCTGTCGATGAGCCCTACGTTACTGAAATGACTTTCTTGAAGCGCAAATGGAAGTTTGTCGAGCACTTGCATAATGAAGAGGTGCACGTAGTTTGCACATGTCCTATCGACCTTTCGAGTGTGAGCAAGATGTTATCCGTGGAGACGAAGCGAGCAGACGAATTCCGACGATTGCGCATAATTAATGTGCTATGCAGTGCCATGTTTGAAATGTTTCAGTTTGGGAGGCGTGAGAGTGAGCATTTCCGCGGGATTGCTGAGAGTTTCATTAAAGAATACTCACTCCAAGCTCAGTTCGAAACAATTTTACCGCGT